ATTCACCAAAGGTATCTGGTGTTACGTAGTTGACGTGGGTAGGGTCTTGGAAGGCTGCTGCATGAGGGAAAGCAGGGGTAGATGACATGAACGTACCACCTAGCTTTAATACCCGCCATATCTCACTCATGACGTTTACAAAGGGGTATAGGCGCACTACACCACCTTTAGCAGCATCAGTGAGGTATAACTGTCTAGGAATGTGTTCTAAGAAGTCATAGGCCGTTAAGTAATCAAAGCTATTGTCATCAAACGGTATGGGTTGAATAGCCAGGTCTGCTACCTTGATCAACGGGTTTCCAAAGTCTTGCAGGTCAACACCGTATACAAGGTCAGCAGCAAAAGGGTTACGTGGATTAGGGCCGCAGCCCAGGTCAAGTGCGTTCATCATGGTGCGGGTAACAACTGCCCTTCAAAGCAGTATGTGCCTACGTGTGCCAGTGATACCCAGGGGGCCGCCCATACAGAGATACCATTCTTTCTAGCCAGTTTACAAAAGTAGTAATCCTCAGAAAGTAGTACACCTGTTTCGTCATCAATAGCTGTGGTGAAGTATTCATAGATACGTTCAGCTTGTAGGCTGTTAGCCAGGTCTGTGACGTTGTTGGTGTAGTAGCCTACCTTGTCCTTTAGCTGTTCGAATACCTGGCGTTTGATCAGCATAAAGCCTGTGCCACCGTTGTATATCTCAATAGGCTCATTGACAGGCACGGTGACTGAACCAGAGTAGTTGTACAAGTTGACCACAAAAGAGCCTGTATGCCACTTCAGTTGATCGTTAGGTACGCCATTGTCCATAGCCATCTTGACGGTATCCCAGTTGATCTCTTTCTTGGGATAGATACCGCAGATAATGTCCTTGTCAGCCTCTAGCATCTTAAAGAAGTGATCAGGATGGAAACGTATGTCTGAGTCGATAAAGAGTAGGTGAGTAGCCTCAGAACCCAGGAAGCCATGTGCCATACCGTTTCGAGCACGGGTGATCAGAGACTCATTGAACATGAAAGAGAAGGTAATATTGATGCCTCTTTCATGGCATTGCTTTTGTAACAACATGATGGACTGGGTATAAAAACCAGTACACATACCGCCATACATAGGAGTGGCTACAAAAATGTGTGGTTGTTTTTCTTCAGACATAACATTTCCTTATGGTTAGTGTAAGTGGGGCTGCCTGTAACGTCTGCCCCTTAACGTCCTAATCGGTTGCATGGAAGCACTCATACAACTCTAGTACAGGTTCTAGGGGTTGTTCTTTTCTTTCAGCTTGGCTTCTATGTCTTCAATTAAGCCATCGTGATAAATATTGTTGGCTTCACATATTATTTTCTTTTCTTCATTTGTTAGCCCAACCCATTCACGCGATTCCCGAATAATCAACTCGGCGAACTTTTCCGCAAATGCTGGACCATTATAATTATTCGAATGCTTGCCACACAATTCATATGCCTGTTCAGCAAGTAGTTTAATTTGTTCGTTCATTCTTCAACTCCAAAATGTTCTTGTAGTTTTTCAACCAGTTTAGGACGGCTAGCAAATTCACCACCAACACCAACAATGTCAATACATTCCCGCACAATCAACTCGGCAAACTTAAAAGGGTCTAATTCACCGCAAACATAATCTTCACCGTCTTCAATCACAACAGCCTGATCGTAAAGTTTAGCAATTCGTTCGTTCATTTGATTTCATTTCCTAGTAGGGTGAGAAAGTCTGACCATTTCATAATAGCCAGGCTTTCTCTCCTGTCAGCACGGCACACCACAATAGGTGTCTGTCCTTCTTTACAAGCAGCTTGAGCCTGGTCTACCCAGTCATAAACAGCAATACCAGCACGCCGCTTACACTCGATAACATACCTACCCAAAACAATATCTGCGCCGCCTTCCCTTGTCTGTTCAAGGTTTCGAGCACAGTCCACACCGAGATGATCAGCCAGATCATGCACAATATCTCGTTCATAATTCGCTCCCTTGATACGTTGTGATTTAGACATAAAACCTTTATAATCAATAACTTACCTAGAAGGGCACATCACTCTCATACGGTTTAGTGACTTCTTTAGGATAAGTCTGTTGGTTCTTATCCTTCCAAGAATCATCCTCGATCTTGAGTAGGACGTATTCCTGGGCGTTCTTAGTCATTTTCTTGAACAGAGCAAACTTGAGTTTCTGTCCTTGATAGTTCATCTCACCTTTCCAGTCAGGTTGATTCTCACTGGTCTTTTTGTTTGGCCACATAAAGCTAGTGCCATCTGCTACTTCAAAGTCTGCCATGTTGTTTCTCCTGTATTAAGTGATACCTAGCATAAGTCTTATTACCTTTAGTCACGGGTTCTGTATGAATGATGTGACCAAGTTCTCTCAAGTCATTGATTCTTGCTGCCAAGCGTGTCGTACCTACCTTGTCTAACGCTTCCAACTGAGTCAATGGCCCTCTCTTTAACAAAGACAATATTTGTTCGTTCTGAGTTATTCCCGTTGCAACCTGTCGTACTCCGCGAACTCGTCCACTGTCATGATCGGGCCTTTCGACTTTGGGAGAGGAGTAGCCTCTACAGGCTCAGGAACGGCTCCTAGAGCGTGTCCAGTAGCTTGTGCTATTACTGCCATCTGTAGAGCGGTAAGTCGGCTCATACACCCCTTATTAGCCGTTTTAAGAGCACGTACCTTCTCTGCCTTTTCTTGAGCACTAAACTTAGCAGATTTCCCAATCTTTTCTACCATCTCGTTGTAGGCAAATATCCATTCTTCCGCATTAGGATGACTAGAATAGGCAGAACCATCTGGAAGCAATAGATCAGCAAAAAAGGTAGGTACAGGCTCAGGCTCTCCCAGTCCTGTTAGATCACCTTCATCTGGTTGTACGATTACATTGTGTGGTAACTCTACGTGCTTAGGTGTCACGTCCCGCATCTTAACTGGCTTGTCATCAAAGTCAGCCACTTCCTCTGGCGTATACGTACCGATCACACAGCCTGGGTAAACCGATCTAATGCCCTCTGAGACTACTCTGGCTCTTAGCATGGCTCTAGGATACTTAGACCATCCACTACCAGGCTTATTCAGTCCTGCTTTGGTAGCCTGTTCTATGCTCCAGGACAGCTTGAGCGTACCGCCATTGGGATGTGTGAAGATGCCTGTAACGATCTGATCGGTGTAGTCAGTCCAGTCCACCTTTCCTCCTGCCTGTTGGAATCTGGCCAACATAGCGTCTGCCTTGAGTGCGGGTCTACCCTGGATGATGTGGTAGTCACGCGCTGCTGTGGCAGGGTGTAAGCCTTCAGCCTGTGCTACTAGCATTAGGGCTAATACTTCATTGACGTTCTTCATGCCAAACAGTCCTGACTTAGCAATACTGTCAGCCATGAGTGTCATGTCATTAAACGGGATAATGTTACTCATTTGGTTTCTCCCTTTCTTTTAGCATAGCGTCTGCAATTTCATACGCTTCTTTTACCGCCATAGAATTAGACCAGTCATAGCGAGTTGTACAAGCTATGAGTGCTTGGGCTGCAAAGTAATCTCGCAAGTCCATACCCTGTTCTTCTATGAATAAACCAGATGTAGGGTGTTTGTATGTATTAGGAAAGGCTTTCATTTGACTAAGAACCTCCTAGAACCAGGTTGTTCGAAACAAAACTTCTCATACATCTCTGGCATAGCCTGTTGAAAAAGTTTGGGGTCAAACCGCTTACTACCCTTGCTTGCTTTCCAAGTGGCTAAAATGCTGCCATCGACTGCGATCAGTTCACCAGATGACTTCATCCTATTCTGCAAGGCTACCGTCATGGCTTCCTCTGCTTCCTCTAGCTCTTTGATACGCTGTTTAGTAGCTCTTAACTGGGCTGCAATCTGCTCTGCTTCCCTGTCTGCCCAGGCTACCCCATTAGTCTGCATGGCATAGACTAGCTTGCACTCTGCTGCGGTCTGAGGCTCAGGTGTAGTACCTGCTATGACATGGCCCCAAAACACAGCCATTTGTTTAGTCAGGTCTTCTTTCATTTCATCGGTGACAGTCATCTCATAGTGTCTGAAGTATTGACCGCCAAACAATACGCACAAGTGGGCTTCAGATGCGTTTAGGCAGATAGCTTCCTGTATCAATTGTCCTCGGTCTGCATCGGGTAATATCAAGGGATCATCACTAAACTTGTTCATCCGGTTCAAGTTATAGTTCTTGATCTCATAAGGGATATAACCGCCCTTAATCTCTTTGACGTAATCAAAGTGGGATTGCATCCAAGGTTCGGTAGGATGGGTTCCAGTCCAATCAGCTTTGGCTAAGGAGTAGACTAACTTGTCCTCTGCAATACGGGCTATGAAAGGTTCCAT